ATTGTAAAAGAGATTGGTGATGACTTTACCAAACTCGCTTCAGATATAGATGAAAATGAAAGTTTTGTTGACACGGGTTCGTACATTCTTAATGGACTGTGTTCAGGTAGTTTATTTGGTGGTGTATCTGGGAATAAGATTACTGCTATTGCTGGAGAGTCTTCTACTGGAAAGACTTTCTTCAGCCTCGCCGTTGTTAAGAATTTTCTCGATACCAATCCCGATGGCTATTGTCTCTATTTTGATACTGAGGCAGCTATCACTAAGTCCCTACTTGAGTCTAGGGCTATTGACACCTCTCGTTTGGTAGTAGTCAATGTTGTTACCGTTGAGGAGTTCCGTAGCAAGGCACTCAAGGCAGTAGACATTTACTTAAAAAAACCTGAAGACGAACGCAAACCCTGCATGTTTGTGTTAGACTCTCTGGGTATGCTTTCCACAGAGAAGGAGATTACTGACGCACTCAACGACAAACAAGTTCGTGATATGACAAAATCACAACTGATTAAAGGTGCGTTCAGGATGTTGACACTTAAACTGGGGCAGGCTAACATTCCTATGATTGTTACCAACCACACCTACGATGTCATTGGCGCTTATGTTCCTACAAAAGAGATGGGAGGCGGTTCTGGTCTTAAGTATGCTGCTTCTACTATCATCCATCTCAGCAAGAAAAAAGAAAAAGACGGAACAGATGTTGTCGGAAACCTTATCAAGGCAAAGACTGCTAAGTCGCGTTTAAGCAAGGAGAACCAAGATGTTACGGTGCGTTTGTATTACGATGAGCGTGGTCTTGATCGTTATTACGGTCTTCTTGAACTCGGTGAGATTGGCGGACTTTGGAAAAATGTCGCAGGTCGATATGAAATCAACGGAAAGAAGGTCTATGCCAAAGCAATACTTAAAGATCCCGAGCAGTACTTCACTCCTGACATTATGGAGAAACTAGATCAAATTGCAAATACTGAATTCTCTTATGGAACGAATTGAAACAACAATTCTTAGAAACCTAGTATATAATGAAGAATACTCTCGCAAAGTAATACCATTTATTCAACCTGACTATTTTGAACAGAGAACTGAAAGAGTAATCTTTGAAGAGATTACTCAGTTCATTGTTGATTATGGTTCTGCTATCACAACGGAAGCACTAAATATTGAGGTTGAGAACAGAACTGATTTAAACGAGAGTGAAATCAAAGAGACGAGAGATATCTGTCATTCTTTTGATGACTCTCAAGTAGATTATCAGTGGTTACTAGACTCCACTGAAAAGTGGTGTCGTGATCGTGCGATTTATCTTGCACTGATGGAATCTATCGGTATTGCCGATGGTGGTAGTAAAGATAAAAGTCGGGATGCTATTCCTAGTATTCTTTCTGAGGCGCTAGCAGTTTCTTTTGATAATAATATTGGACATGATTACTTACAAAACTACGAGGAAAGATATGACTTCTATCACACCAAGGAAGATAAAATCCCATTTGATCTTGAATACCTTAACAAAATTACCAAAGGTGGTTTACCTAACAAGACTCTTAACATCGCGCTTGCTGGTACAGGCGTCGGCAAGTCTTTATTCATGTGCCACATGGCTAGCTCCGTGCTGCTCCAGGGACGGAACGTTCTATACATTACAATGGAAATGGCAGAAGAAAAAATTGCTGAACGAATTGACGCAAACCTCCTGAATGTTCCTATTCAGGATTTGACTGAACTGCCTAAGTCAACCTTTGAAAACAAGATTAATAAGTTGGCGGCAAAAACTCAAGGAACTCTTATAATTAAAGAATATCCTACAGCATCTGCCCACAGTGGACACTTTAAGGCACTTCTTAATGAGCTTGCACTTAAGAAGTCATTCCACCCTGATATTATTTTCATTGATTACCTTAATATATGCGCTTCCTCCCGCTATAAGCAAGGTGGTTCTATCAACTCATATAGCTATATTAAGTCTATTGCAGAAGAGCTTAGAGGGTTGGCTGTTGAAGCAAATGTCCCTATCGTTTCTGCCACGCAGACCACTCGTTCTGGTTATGGTAGCAGTGATATTGATCTTACTGATACTAGTGAATCCTTTGGTTTGCCTGCTACTGCTGATCTTATGCTTGCCCTTATTTCTACAGATGAGCTTGAGGAGTTGGGACAAATTATGGTGAAGCAGTTGAAGAATAGATATAACGATCTTGCCGTAAACAAGAGATTTGTAGTTGGCATCGATCGCTCTAAGATGCGTCTGTATGATTGTGAACAGTCTGCACAGAATGATATTCTTGACAGTGGGCAGGATGAAGAGTATAATAATGAGGAACACAAACCAAAAAAATCATTTGAGGGGTTTAAGTTTTGAGTGAAGGATACGTAGATAGAGTAAGTTACACAGTTCTCAATAAGACTACTGGTAAAAAAATCTGCGAGTGTGGATGGGAAACAGATGCCATTATGATGGTAAACATGGATCCTCAAAACAGAACTCATGTTCGTAACGATCATCATCTTTATGGACAGACTGTTGATATTACTCCACCCCCTGCACTTCCCACAAATGAAATCGTCGTAAACATGGACGGTGGAGTTGGTGGTTCATGGGAAGAAAAACAACTTGAACCAGAAGTTCTTGAGATTGGTGGACAAAAACTACCATTGCAACAAAAACTTCCACAATCTAATGCACAACCAATTGATTTAAAATGACTAAACATATTGACTTTAAGCGTTATGAAAGGTTTGTAGATGCTGTCACTAGCGAACCATCTACTGACTTTCTTGCACTCTCCGATCGTCTGGTTGAACTGGATGAAAAGGGTGCGAACATCGAACGTCTTCTGACTGCTGGTGTTGGTATCAATGCTGAGGGTGGTGAGTTTTTGGAGATTATCAAGAAGATGATTTTCCAAGGAAAACCTTTCAGCAAGGAAAATCATGAGCACATGGTTATTGAACTTGGCGATTTGCTATGGTATGTCGCTCAGGCATGTATGGCACTTGATGTTTCTTTTGAGGACGTAATTGCTCGTAACGTCAAGAAACTGGAATCACGTTATCCTGAAGGAACCTTTGATGTTTATTTCTCCGAGAATCGTGCGGAGGGTGATTTGTGAAAGATTTTAAAATCCCATTCGCAATCGTATCCTTCCTGTTAGTTCAGGGAGCAGGTGCAGTATGGTGGTCTTCACAAATAGATGGACGAGTCAAAACTCTAGAGGAGCAGAGTCTAAATATTGCCAAAGAAAATCGTAGGTACATTGAGCAAGTGATTCAACCTTCTTACGGTATCAATAAAAATTGGAAAAACCAATACCATGATGAGTGGGTTTTGAAAGGAGGATGGAAATGAACATTGAAATGAACTTAATGCAAGCAGTGGCAGTTCGTTCAGCACTGTTTGAAACTACAAAGCATTTCACATATGATGAGAAATGCACTCCCCCACGAGTCAATAATATTCGTGAGATTATTGTTGAACTTGACAAACAGATTGAATCAGAGTTAGAATCTGAATAACCCTTCGGGGTTTTCTGGGGAATTAGCTCAGTTGGTAGTAGCGTTTGCTTTGCAAGCAAAATGTCAGGAGTTCGAGTCTCCTATTCTCCATTCTAAATAAAAATAAAAGTCTGATGGCAAATAAAAAAATTAGTGCCAACAAAGGGGATGTTGCTGAGGCATTTGTTGGAGCTGCGGTCGCTGCCAGATATGCCAAAAGAATAAAGGGACAAACATCTAGAACTTTGGATGCTGTTAATAGAAAAGATATTGATGATTTGTTGGATGACGTATTGACTACTGGTTCTATAACAAGAACAGTAAAAGATTTGAGAGTGATAACGAAACAAGTTGAGGATAATATAACATTTAAATTGGCTCTTCCTCAAAATGCCATGGATTTTTTGAGAGTAAAAAGTAATAGAGATGATGTTTCTGATTTCATTACTAGTGCAATTAGATATGTAAATCAGGATAGAAGACTGGCGCTTCAATCTCAATTTTTTGCTCAAAATGGGAAAGTTGATAACATTGTTGTAGATTCGGCAGGAACTGCAGATCAAAAAGGAACTAAGGTTGATATTAAGATTACAGTTAATGGAAAACAAACT